TCAATGATGTCCTTTTTTTTGAATTTTGAAAACAAATTAATATTTTCTTTTACAAAAAGAAGTGCTTTTGATTCATCAGACTCTATTTTATTTTCAATGTTTGTATAAACTAAGAATTGTGTTTTTAAAATACTATTCTCATTAATTGCGTCAACATAGCTTTTGAACACTAGTTTTTTGGCCTTATCTTTCGTGATCATACCCTCAACTAATATTGAATTGAATAAGTCTTTAATCTTTCCGAAATTCTGCATATTTTGTGTTAATTCTGACATGATTTCTTTTAATTAATAAATAGTTCAATTTAACGTAAAAATCGATTATTCGTCCAACATTTTATCAATTCCGTTGATCATTTCATCAATATCCTTGTTTATCTTGACATTTTTATCGTATAATTTAGTCTTCTCCACAATTTGTCTTGGGTCCGGCTTAATCGATTCAACCAATCGTTCAACAAATCTGCCAGTATATTTTTTAGTTCTTTCGTCTAATTTCTTACCTAAGATGACTTTTTTCTCCACCAATAATTTATCTATTTTGTTGATCGTTTCATTAACACTTTCTTCACCAGTAGCACTTTCAATTCCAGCTGGTGTTTCTTCAGCACCACCTTCTTCTGTTGCATCACCTTCTTCACTACCAGCTTCAGTTGCTGCTTCTGATTCATCTCCAAAGTCTAAGTCTTCACCACCAGCACCACCGCCTCCACCACCTTTTTCTTCATCACCTTCACTATCACCACCACCTCCACCACCTTGTAGTGCTAATTTATAATCACCATAAACTCTATCAACGACATCAAACATACCAGTATGTTTGATAACATTTGCTGAGTTCATTAATTCTGCTGCTGCTGCTTTTTCCATTCTTTGTTCAAGCAAATCTTGCTTGATATCATCATCAGACATACCAAGAATATCTCTCTTAGCACGTGTCATAGACATAGCACCAAATCCATTTCCAGCATCTGATACAGCATCTTTATAAAGAGTAACTTTAAGTTGTGTGTGTTCGATCTTAAGCATTTCTGCTTGAGTTGATGGGTTATTCAATGTGAGAGTAAAGTTATCAAAGTCTTCTTCAAAACCTAAAATATACAAGTGAATGATAGCAATCTTGTTCAATTCTTGAAGCATAGATTGTTGTATTCTATTAATTGTTCTGGAGAAACGAATATCTTGCAATGCAAGATTTTTCCCATCACCAGTTGTTTCATCAAAACCTAAGAATGGCTTTGGCACACGTAATGCGGTGAACAAATTACTTCTCAAATATTCTATATCAGCAATTTGATCCAAGTTTGTAGCACCTGGTAAGGTATCAATTGGATTAGGTGCGTCTTCACTTCTTACTGGAATAAAATAATCTTGATCATTAGATAATTGATTATAACGTAAATCCATTTGACCTGTTTGAGAATCAACAATTGGCATACGCTTAAATCTATCAGCAATTGTATTTACATATGCTTCCACATCTGCGTCATCAATATTACCAACATAAATCTTGTAAACACGTCTTTCTGGTGCTCTTGTTACACGATAAACCAACATGGAATCTTCAGATAAAATTAATTGCTTCCAAATTCTTCTAGCTTTTTCCAATACACTGGTACCATAAGGTAAACGCCTATCATCACCCAATAAACGAAAATGAGCAATCTGCCATGAATTAAATTCAACATCACGACCTCTCCAATAGAATTTTGTTTTATCAGATGTGCTTTCTTGAGGATTTGTTGTATCTCTTCCAGCAATCATATCAAATATTCCGCTTTCTCTACGTTCCATTTCATAATTAGGCATTTGTTTACCACCTAAAACACCATGTTTTTCATCGATGTTTAAATAAACAAAGTTATCTCCATACTTACACGTATTTCTAGTCCACATAGGAAGTGATGTGTGTAAATCAAGTCTATTAAAAAATAAATCTTCTAGAATACCTTTAACACGATTACTTTCTGAATATACATTTAGAATTCTACCCTTGTCATTTGGTGTTGTTGATTCTTCCATCATTACATCCAATGCAGCAGCAATTGTTGGATAAAACTCCATCGCTTCAAAATCTGAATATGAACCAATACGAGTTGTTTCGTAGTTAATTGATTGTTGAAATAACCCATTTTCAACCTTCTTCCACATTTGACCCAAGTATTTATTTTGTTGAGCTTGTAATTTAGCTCTTTCATATTCACCTTTGTCTTGTGTTTTAAGCAATTCATTGTTTCCAATGTTGTATCTTTGTGGTTGTGGTTGTCTTTGTTTTTGTTTAACAGAATCTGGGCCAATAACTCGGCCTAGTCTTTGAAATATTGTTAATGATTTATTTGCCATAGTCTTTTTCTTAATTATAGTATCTTTCAGTCAAAATTAAAGGCTTATTTTTAACCAAGAAGCTTATTTTATTTTGATCCGCTAAATAACCACATGTATCTGCCAGTTGGGTCTTGCATATTTCTTGATACAATTGGATTAAATTTAGGTTTTACAGCAGCTTTTTTATACCTATTTTCTTTAGACACAAACCCAGTTCCACGCTCTAAATCAGTCTCTTGTGGTGTAGTATTAGCACCAACAACCCAACTACTTAACATAGCCTTGGTTTGTTTTTCTAATTTTTCTAGATTTTTAAACGAATGTTCAACAACCCATAAACACATACCCAATGCCATAAGTAAATCATCATGATATCCTTCCATATGATCTGGTCGGCCATTCTTGTATATGAAGGTCTTCATTTCTGAAGTCATTCTACTTGATCTAATTTTAATTCCATTAGTTCTGATCTTAAATTCAAGATTTGAAATCATAGGAAGACGAACAGATGTAGCATGAAATCCTGGAATTTTATTATCTTTACCATAAGCGGCTATTTCTCTTTGTTTTGACGATAATATTTTACCATTAGGTGTATCATAATGAAGTCTCTTGTAATCGAATTCAAGTAATTTCAATACAGTTGATACACCCATACCACCTGTAATATCAACTACAGTATATGCCTTATATAATTCTCCATATTCTTCTACTATTTGTGCCAATAAATCAGGTTGAATCTTACCTTGATACTCCATTACCTGTTCCATCGTCGTAAAATCAACAATGGTTATTGTTGATGAGTCTTCTCCATCTCCTCTAGAAACGTCTACACCCATGATGTATTGATGTCCTTCTTTTGGTTCTTCCCAAATCCATGTTTCATTTTCAGCTCCATGTGTGTAAGCTGGTTCTCTTACGTTATTTTTATTTTGGAATTCAATGAATTCCTCATCAATAACATTACCACCTGATCCAATAAATGACACATCAAGTTCTTGTGCGATCATTTTAGCATCATTATTCATACCTAAACACATTTCTTCATACCAAGATGATGATGGTTTCCACCCATCATCTATCTTTCGTTGATAAGAGTCAAATGTAAATTCCGTTTCTTCAATTACTTCATCCTCTTTATACCATTTTAAATCTTTATTGTAACGCAAATCTTCATACCATTTCATTTCAATGATATTAAAACCATTCTTTTTTTGTTTAGCTAAATCGTATGTCTTGTAATATAACGCATCCATACCACGTGGAGTAGAAATAAGTGTTGCTCTACCACCAGTACCAAGAGCTGTTAAAGCAGCACCAAATACTTCAGCACCATTATCAATATATGCTGCCTCATCCATTACAAGATATGTTGGTGTAAAACCACGTAACGCATCTTTAGATGTGGCAACCGCTTTAACACGACTACCATTAGGTAATTTGATTTCTTTTTTAGAATCAGTTAAGAAAATTGTTTTGCTTTCATTCTTAGGTGTACCGTAATATTCATTACCCCAAACCCATCTTGGTAATTGTGATAAGAAATCTTTGATCTTAGCTAAGAATTCAAACGCCAATTCTTGTTTGTTGGCGATAATAAGAATAGCTTCAGGGTTTTCAGTATCAGCAAAAGCAACTTTAATTGCCATATATGCAGCAGTTGTTGTTGATACCCCAGCTTGTCTAGGTTTAGTTACTAGATTAAATCTATGTTTTTCATATGCATAAATGATGTCTTTTTGTCTAGGAAATAATTTAAACGGCACAAAA